GCGGGCATCACCGCAAAGACCGTTACCGTCCGCATAAACAGCCCTGGGGGGGATGTTTTTGACGGCATGGCCATTTTCAACGCCCTTAAAAACTATAGCGGGAAGGTAGTCACCCGCATCGAGGGTATAGCCGCATCCATGGCCAGCGTGATAGCTCTCGCGGGAAAAGAGGTGCAGGCCTACGCAAACACCATGTACATGATCCATGAACCCTACGCTTTCACTGCGGGCAACCAGTATTCCCTCCGCGAACTCGCCGATATCCTCGAAAAAATGTCCGGGCAGATGATCGATATTTACTCTTCGAACGCCTCTCCCGGTAAACGTGAGATCGCTCAGATGATGAAAGACGAGGCCTGGCTGACCGCGAAAGAGGCTAAGGAAAAAGGTTTCATCGACACGGTTCTCGACGGCAAGGGTGCAAAAGCCCAGTTTGACCTGTCCATGTTCTCGAATGTACCGGACGGGTTGGACGGTGGCAGAGAAGGTGGAGAACTGACGGAACGAGAAATAGAGCGAGCCCTGCGGGATGCAGGTGCAAGCCGCTCTTTTGCTAAATCGGTAGCTGTGGGACGCAGCACCGGCAACGAAGGCGATCGGCGGGATGTTGAAAGTCTGAAAAGCAGTATCAACGCAATGATCACAACTTTTCAAGGAGGAAAGTAAGATGGATGAACTCAAGAAATTAATAGAAGCTCTCGGCAGGGCCTTCGAGGAATTCAAGGCCGCGAATGATCTGAGGATTAAGGCCCTCGAAACGAAGGGCAGCGTCGACGTTGTTCTGGCTGAAAAGGTAGACCGGATCAACAAGGACCTGACGGCCATAAGCGAGATGAAGAAACAGGTTGAGGCCATTGAGACGGCGATCGCTCAGGGGCAGCTTCCGGGTGGTAGCCCGCAAAGCGACAAAGAGAAGATCGCCAAAGCACAGGCCTTCATGTTTCTCATGAGGGGCAGCATCGAGGCCGTCAAGGACATCGAGGTACAGGCGGCGGCATCGACCCTTTCCGACCCGGATGGAGGCTTTACCGTTCCCGAGGAAGTAGATAAGGCGATCGATAGGGTGCAGGCAACCATGTCTGCAATGCGGCGCCTCGCAACGGTGCGGACCATCTCAACTGACACCTACAAGAAACTCGTAGGACAGGGCGGAGCAACGGCCGGATGGGTGGCAGAGAAAGGCGCAAGGGACGAAACCGATACTCCGACCCTCCGCGAGATCGCTATCAACGCGAAAGAAGAATATGCCATGCCTGCGGCCACTCAGCAGCTTCTCGATGATTCCGCCGTTGACATCGGCTCCTGGCTCGCTGACGAAGTAGGAATCGTGTTCGACGAACAGGAAGGCGATTCCTTCATTAACGGAAACGGAGTCGAAAAACCGAAGGGTATCGGGGCCTATTCCATGGTTGCCAATGCTTCCTATGCATGGGGCAAGGTCGGTTATATCGCTGGCGGCCATGCTTCCCTGCTCAACAATGCCGACAAACTGATCGACCTTCAGCACGCGCTGAAAACATCCTACCGGAACGGCGCTTCCTGGCTCATGAACGACTCGACCTGCCAGGCCGTCAGGAAGTTCAAGGACGGCGAAGGCAACTATCTGTGGCGGCCGGGCCTCCTTGAAGGCGCTCCCGACATTCTGCTCGGCAAGCCGGTCGAATACGACGACAACGTTGACGACATCGGCACAAACAAGTACCCGATCTTCTACGGGAACTTCAAGCGGGGATATCTGATCATCGACCGGCTCGGTACCCGCGTGCTTCGTGACCCCTTTACGAGCAAGCCCTACATACTCTTCTACACCACAAAGCGCGTCGGTGGCGGCATCGTGATGTACGAGGCGATCAAGGCCCTGAAGATCTCGGCCTAAGAAAATACGGGGCGGGGAAACTCGCCCCTTAACCAAATCAACAGGAGGTAATTACCCATGAAAGACCTTTATAACCACATAGTACCGGTTCAGGTTGTTGCACCGGTAAAAGTTCTCGATGCCACAGTTCCCGCTGCGGTTGAAGTGGATCTCGCCAATTACAATTCGGCAGTCATCGAAGTGAGCCACGGCGCAAAGGTAGCCGGCGATACCGGCACGATCACCCTGAAACTGGAACACGCGGATGATTCGGCTGTCCCTGGCGTCGCCGGAACCTATGCTGAAGTTGAGGCCGTCGACATGCAGGGCGTAACCCCAGCGACCGGCACCGGTATCATTCTTACCCTGGCTGCTAAAGCCGTAGCCGCGGCGATTCACAAACTGGGTTACATCGGTGGCAAACGTCACCTTAAATTCACCGTTGCTGAGAACGACGCGAATGCGACCGGCACCATGATGGCAATCAGCCTGATCAAAGGCCACGGCCTCGACGTTCCAGCGATCTAGGGAGGTTGGAATGAAAAAATATCTCATAGCATTTCTGGCTGTCCTGCTGATCGCCATGTTTACCGTCTCTTATGCGGCTGATCCCACATACGGCCCGAAGGTCTACAACAAGCAGGGTGGCGACGAGCTGGTGGCGGCGGACGGTGGGGCAATAACCGTAGAGTCGGGCGGGACACTGGCTATAGAATCCGGCGGCACCCTCACCCACTCCCGCGAACGCTCATTCACTCTTCCCCTGTTCGGCTTTGTTTCAAACGATGGGGCGGTTCTGACCGACTCAACCGCTCCGGGTATCGAAATCGACGACCTTATTCCGAATATCGTATGGGCGGACGGAGAAACCACACCCGTTGCGATCACTTTTCGTATTCCCTCTGACTATTCGAGCGGCGGCGCTTTCCGGGTAATAGCGACGGAGAGCAACAGCACGACCCCCAATCAGGTCGACTTCGACGTTTACATCAACAAGGACGGCGTAGCGGCAGACGCATCCGCTACCGGACAGACTCCCGTTGCACTCGCGGGCACCACATCAACCCCGGACGAGGTGACATTGACCCCCGCAACCGATCAGGCATCTTTCGCGGCCGGGGCATGGGTGACACTCAGAATCTGGCGTGACGATACCGCAGTAGGCACAGGCGACCTTGAGGTGAAGGGTGTTGAATTCTTCTACACGGCCAGCAACTAAGGGCCGCATGAACACAGTTATGGAATATATCAGGAGAGGCGGGGAAACCCGCTTCTCCCTGATAGTTCTCTTCGTCATGGGCTGCATATTTTGGGTCCCATCGAATGTTATCAACCTCCGGGTTCAGGAAATGCTTTTCCCGCTCTTCGGGATAGGCCTATTCCTTGCCCTGAGCATCTTTTTCCGGGTAAGTAAGGCGGTAGGCGCGGTGCTTACCTTCGTGATTGTCTACGGCCTCTGTACGTTCACTCCGGACGGCTATCACTTCATCCTGATGCTCGTGTTTTTTGCCTATCTCTACCAGACAGTGGCACTCAGGTACGAGGAGATAATCAAGCACAAGACGCTGATATTCAATCTCCTGTGCGGCTTCGCCCTGCTTAACGTCCTGTGGCTTATCTTGCAGGCGAACGGGGTCTATGTATTCTTCAAGCCTAAGTCCGGTTCTTTGGAAACCGGCTTCTTTTCGAACAGGAACGAGGTCTCTGTTTTCCTTGCCTGTTGTCTTCCCTTCTTCTTTCGGCGCTGGTGGCATATCGGCATCATCCCCGTACTCGTCGGGCTCTATCTTGCTTCAACCGTCAACGGCATAATCGGCGCCGTTCTCGTGCTGGCAATCTACGGCTTGGTTATCGGCATCAGAAAGGGCTACGCCAAAAAATGGCTTATTCTCGGCGCGATCATCCTTACCGTCGCGGCCGTATCCTCATACATGACGTTCGTTCGCTCCGGCGGCATCGGTCCTAGGGTAAAGGTGGCCGTCAAGACTCTGGAACTTGTCAAAGAAAAACCGCTGCTTGGATGGGGCGTGAACCAGTCAAAGTATGCGGCTCATCTCTACCTGAATGGCGACCGGCAGGACCCGCGCTACCTCATGCGGGCATACGGCAAGGTTATCTACAAGGACGATTTTCAGCGGCTTTACCTGGCCAATCCGGAAAGGTATCAGGGCGA